GAATGGGATAATAAGCAATCCGGGTACTGTATGACGCAATGTAATAAATGCTTATATTGTGATAAAGTATTATTTATAAAACACTAAGGGGGTTATATGACAACGGTAAAATTAAGAGGTCCAATTCTGGCTGAGGTTAAAATAAATAAATACCATACAGCAGTAGTAAAAGTTTATGTTGAAGTAACTGGTGAATATCAAAGCGACTGGCAATGTGATGGAGGATTCTATCATAACGAAGGTACAACAGACATTGATTGGAGCACAGTTAAGCCAGTAGCGGATGACGAATACACAGAGGTAACAGTATATAAGGATAGAGAAAACACAGGCAATAAAAAGATAACTGAGATAGTACAGATATTTGATGACGATTTAGAGATAGTAGAATACGAATAGTAGGAGGCTATATGTTTAAAGATTATAATGAAGCGGTGGAGTTTATTAAGAAAATCCACCAAAAGTACAAACTAAAAATCAAAGCACCGTATCGTGTAGAGTTTAGCAATAGGATGCGTAGTTGTTTAGGCAGATGTAGAGAACATAGACTATGTGGTAGACCGATTCAATACATCTTCACTTACAATAATAGGTATATCAAATCTAATTTAAACAATGGTAATGTAATAGAGAATACGGTACTCCATGAGATAGCACATGCAATTGTAGGTAATGAACATTATCACGATAGAGTATGGAAAGAGTGCGCGCAGCGTATAGGGTGTACAGGTGATAGACTGGCAACAGGAATTAATCATTAATAACTAAGCGCAGCTTAGTGGGTATGACGATAGAATTAAATCAAGAAAGGAAGGAATACTATGGGTAACAGAGCAGTAATAACTACAGAGGACAAACAACTCGGTGTCTACTTGCATTGGAATGGTGGTAGGAACAGTGTAGAAGGATTTTTATTGTACTGCAAACTTAAAGGATACAGATGTCCAGAGGATGATTGCTATGGATGGGCTAGACTATGCCAAGTGATAGGTAACTTTTTTGGTGGTGAGTGTTCGGTAGGTATAGACAGATACGATAGACTAGATACTGATAACGGGGATAATGGTACCTATATCATAAAGGATTGGCAGATAGTAGGCAAAGAGTTTGAACCATTAGATAAGCTAGACATAGACCAAGTTAAGAATATGTTAGTAGCCATCAACGATAGTATGCCTATGCCAGAACGATTAGATACAGATGTTTTATATAAAGCTGCTGATGCGTTAGCATCTGCACAACCTATAACACCTAAACAAATCAAAGCTATCCATACAGTAGTAAATGAGTTAGGGTTTGCTGATTCTAGATATAAACGGGTACTTGATAGCTTGTTTGATACTACATCTTGCAAAGAACTAACAGAATCTCAGGCTAGTATCTTAATCGAAACACTAAACAAAATAAAAGAGGGGAAATAAATGCAAGAGCTAAGATACTTAGAAGGTATAAAAGTAATAGATAATAAAAATAATATTACCTTAGTAGAATTAACTACAAACTTAGGTAAAGAATATCTACGAATACCTTATAAAATAAAACAATTAATAGATGATAAAAATAAGTTTGAATACCTAATGGGTATTAGACAATTTTGTAATGCAAGGAATATTAATTGTGCAGATTACTTTGATTTCAAACATCAAAGATTAATTAATTCTTAACATTAATATTTATATATACTATAATATACTATATACTATATATTATAATATACTTTAATATTTATTTAATATAATTATATATACTATTATTTAATATTATATTTATATATATATTACTTTAATATTTATTTAATATTATATATTATATTTAATATTTATTTATATATATTTAATAATATTCCTCCCTCCCTAACGGAAGGTCGGAACCTATCCTAATTATAACATATGAATATGTCAAATTACATCCACTATATATAGGATAGAGATAATAAAAATATACTTGTAGTCCGCACGGTGCGTGGGTTTGCGGTAGAATATTAAGAAAATATTAAGATTTTAGAAAGTGAGGTAAGGATGAATAAACAAGAGTGTAGCAGCGTTGGTTTCGGATTCTGGTTAATATTAATTTGGCTAGTGGGATTGACAGCGTTCGTAATGTATGGTAAAATAGTAGAGAGTAGAGGGATTGCTCAAACAATAGTTCTCCCTCCACCGTTAGAAGTAATAGAAATAGAAGGAGTAGATTATGATTTACAAAGTGACCTTTAAAGTGGATGATGATAACATCCAAGAGTTAGAAGATATCTTTGATAAGTATGGTATTGATTATAAATTAGATGAAGTATACGAGGAGGTATAATTATGGCACAAGCATTCCCTTACACTTACACTTGCGAAGTTTGCGGTGGTACATTTTATTCTAAGGTTGACCCTAGTGGGTGGCATCATCATAAATGCAATAAGTGTTCAGGTAAACAGTATAAAGATTATCCAGTAGCGGGTACTCAACCAGTACCAACCTACCAACCACAACCAGTACCAACAGCTAAACCTGTGTACAATAACGTACAGCCTGTAGCTGTAACTAAGAAAGAGTTTGATTTAGAATCTTATATTTCAGATATGTTGGTGGTATATGGTACGCTTAAAGAGATGTGCGACCAAGCTAAGTATACAATTCCAGAAGATTGTTTATGTGCATGGACAACATCCATTATAATTGAGAAGAATAAGAGGAGTTAGTGAATGTATTTAATAGATGATGATTGTTTTACTGAGATGTTAGGTGGAGAGTTTTACCAAGTTATCTTAGCTAAGAAACTTAATCCAGAAATAAGTGTAGCTCAATTGTTTAACTATCAGTTTAAGTATAATACTTATGTGGGATTCTTGAAGTTCTATCGCAAACATCTCGAACCAATTATAGATGGCATTAGGATAGTTAAAGATGATAGTATTAATGGTAAAGCTATAAGATTTCTAACTAACTTCGAGAAGGAAAATAAAGTTGAGAAGAACAAATAAAGATATCCTATTAGGGTATATAGCAACGCTACCAGATAAAGATTGTAAAGAGATTTATTATCTCTTACAAGGGAAGGACGCACCAGAGTACGAGCTTGTTATATTTGATAAGGTAAAGCTAACACAAGGTCAGTATAACAAACTCATCTGGCTCTGGGGTAAGAATAAGGTAGAAGCTTGCATACAGATACTTAATAATTGGATAAATAAAAAAGGTATAGATAAACCGATATCATATTATAAAAGTTTATTAGGTTGGGTAGAGAATGCATACTATAGAACCCATCCTGCTGATGATAAGAGCTTGCAATTCAATAGTGCAATAGACACTGAGTGGAAAGCTAAGAGGTATGTACAGCGTATACCAAAAGAATTAAGAGCTTATGATAGCGAAATAAAATATCTAGTTGAGAGATACGGAACTAAGATATTAGAATAGATTTATGTATCGTATATTTTGGAGGGGATTATTGTTTCATACCTTTCTCTCATATTAAAGCCTTCCCCTCCTATTTTCTTTTAAAGAAAGGAACAACAAGTGGATACAGAAAATGAATTAAGAGCAATAAGATATTTAATAAATGATTTGATACTGCAAGTCTATGACTTGAGGGTAAAACTAGAAGAAATAAAACCTAGTAAGCGTACTTATACTATGAGAGAACCTAATAGAGATGGTAGCGCAGTAGGGTTTGATTTATTCCAAGTACCTAAGGTATCATATAATAATATGGTTGAGAAGTATGGAGTAGATATAGTTAATAGAGCATGTGTTAAGCTCGATGAGTTTATAAAGATAAACCAATACATCCCATATGGTAGACCACAGTTTGCATTGAGTAGAAGATTTATAAAAGAGGTATTAAAAGATGAACTTGATAAGCAACACTCTATCACCTAGAGAACTAGAGATATACAAATACTTGTTAAAAGGGCTAGACTATTATAGTATAGCTGATGAACTAAGAATTAAGCGTAACACCGTAGCAACGCATGTGCTACATCTATTTGATAAGTTATTAGTAAACTCTAGGCAAGAGTTAATGGCACAAAGAATAGAAGAATTAGAACAAGAAATAGAGCAACTTAAACGAACTTAATGTAGTACGAGGACATAATGAAAATCTGAGTCTGGTTCCACTAATCTGAAAATCCAAAGAGACGTCCTCCTCTTTGGTGGTTCGTTTTTAAGGAGGCATTATAATTATGAAAATAAAACCTATAACTACAGGAGGTACAAATGACTATAGAAGGATACTACGACAGCGTTATAAAACAATGGTACTCGGCAGAAAAAATAACACCATCTCTCAAGAAAGAAATGAGAGATATAATAAACAAGTTTTATGCGATAAGAGATTTTTATAAAGAAATACCTGCGAATAGAGTAGATGATTTAACTTACGAATTTAAAAAGATAGAGGATTTTTTAAATCAATGAATCAAGTAATTATATCTGGTAAGATAACTGGAGATATTAATTGTGAACTAGATAAGAATACAACTACTACCAAGTTTAAATTATTAAATATGGTGTACTCACCTAACAGAAGTTCAATGATTAAGACAATAGTTAGATGTATTTGTTACGGAGCATTAGCGGAGTATGTTAATAATGAATTATACGAAGGTTGTAATGTTATATGTACAGGTAGAATACAGTACCGCAGATATATAAGCAATAATACAGCGATAGATTTAATGTACGTTATGTGCAATACGGTATCAATATTAGAACAGGAGGAATATAGTTAATGGAAATAAATGATGATGTATATAGAGACCTACTAGGTATATGTCTTACGGCACCAGATAAGATACCTTATATCTTAACTAAAGTACCTATAGATAATATACCTAGAGGAGCTTACAATACTATATACCAAACAATATCTGACTTATACAATATTGGAGTGTCAGTTGATATCGTAACGGTTTCAAACAGGTTGCTTAATGCTGGTAAGTTAAAGGATATAGGTGGCCGAGCCTTTATAAATGACATAGCTCTTAATGCTATCCATCCTCGTCATACTAACCAAACCGTAGAAGCTGTACTTAATCAGAATACTTTTAAGAAGGTTAGCAATATGGTCGAAGAATTTGGAGTGCAACTCCATAATTCCCCTGATATTAATAAAGTATGTATGGATTATTGCAGTAAGATATCTAATCTAATCTCAGGTAATTCTACCGAAGATAAATTAGAAACTATATCAGGTGGTATAGATGATGTAGTAGCAGATATGGTAGCATCTAAGGAGAAGGGGGTTATAGGTTTGTCAACCGGTTTCCCCAGCCTAGATTTCTATACAGGCGGTTTACAAAAAGGTAAGCTATATATCGTAGGTGCTAGACCTAGTATGGGTAAGAGCAGCTTTGTTATGAATGTGGCTGAGTTTGTTTCGCAGACAAGTAATGTATTATTTATATCATTAGAGATGAGCAGAAAAGAGTATGCACAGCGTATGCTGTTCAGCCGAGCTAATGTAGATGTAAATAAAATTAACTCAGGTACAATTACTGATGAGGATATAACTGCTGTATGTAATCAGAAGGATTATCTAGATAGCCTCAATTTATTTATAGAGACTAAGACACCATGTAGAGTATCTGATATTGAACTAGCTATAATAAACCTACAAGCTAGCAAAGGTAGTTGTGATTTAGTAGTAGTAGATTATCTACAATTACTAACACCTATGGGTAAGAACTCTAAGAATAGGGAGGTGGAGGTAGCTGAGATGAGCAGAGACCTGAAGTCACTCGCCATTAAGTATCAAGTACCTATTATAGTATTGTCTCAACTATCTAGAGGCTTAGAGTCTAGAGAAAATAAAAGACCAATGTTATCAGACTTACGAGAGAGCGGAGCTATCGAGCAGGATGCTGATGTAGTTACATTCTTATATAGGAACGAATACTATTTCCCCAATGACCCAGCTAGTAGAGGAGCTGCTGAACTCCTTATCCGTAAGAATAGAGGTGGTCAGAATAATAGAGATATAGATTTATGTTGGCAACCAAGTAAGGTTAAGTTTATGGAAGCAAGTAATAGAGAGGTATAGGATGGAGATTGTATTAGGATTGGTAATTGGTGTAGGTGGGTTGATGGTAATAGATTTTATCAACGGTATCATAGAGAAACTATGGATAAAATAAGGAGAATGAAAAGTGAAAACAGAAGAAGCATATAAAAAAACATTAGATGAAATTGAAAAATGTTTAAAAGGTATTCATTATCCTTTATGCAATATGGAAAAATATGTTTTTGACTATGAAACAGACGAAATAAATAATGAAGTGCAAAGCATACACACAGGATATATGCAGATACAAAAGGCAATAAACAATTTAAGACGATTAAGGGTATTGGAGGAATAAATGAATAACTACGAAAGAATAAAAAGCCTAGATATTGGCAGTATGATTTGTTTTATAAGAAATTTAACAAACGATGAATATACTTGCTCTTACTGTAATGATGAAGAATGTGAGCAAAGTTTTCTGAATCGTGATTATGACAGGTGCGACAGAGGTATTAGGCAGTGGCTTGAAAGCGAGGACTAAATGAACGAAGTAACTAAATTATATGAGAATGCGAATATAAAAAAGAAGAAAACACATTTTTAAGGTTTTGAAGATTGGTTTTGGGGATACCCACCATTCACCGCAGAGAAACAGCTAGAGTTGATTAAGTGGCTTATAATAGAAGGGTATATTGAAGATATGCTCACAGTTCAAATTTCAGAAGAGAACTTTGAGGTTTGCTTGGCAGATACTTTTAATGAGTTATGGCAAGACCTAACAGAAGAAGAACATAAGCAAGTAAGGGAGATATTACAATGAAGTCTCAAAAGTTACATAAAAAACGAATACCTTGGTGGCTAGATACTGATTTTTTTATCGGATATTGGAAAAAGTTTACAACACGACAAGCAAGACGTAGAGGTAATAAAGATTTAAGACAACAGATAAAGGAGATATTGGAATGAGTACGTTAACAGAATTTAAAGAAGCCTTAAACAAAATAGGCTTTGATATAAAAGGTAGATATCCTAACAGTTGGATATATAAACCTGATAAAACAAGAACTCATTATAGAGTAATGTCGGATAGAATTGAAATGTGTTTCCGAGATGAAAATTTTATTAGTTATGACGCTTGTTTTTATTTTAAAGATAGTGATGTAGAACTTATTGATGGTGATGCTGTAAGTTTGGGCAAGAATGGTATATTTGCAATGTTTTATAACCATTCAGATATTAAGGAATAGTAAGAGGTGATTTATGAATAACTTTGAGAAAATAAAATACTTCCAATGTAACTATTGTAAAAAGATATTCTCACCTGTTGAAGTTCAATACAGCAATTTAAATATATTAGAAGAATGTCCATATTGTCACGGTAGCTATAAAGTAAAAGCCGTATATAAAGAATCGGAGGTAAGGGAATGACAAGTAATAAATATGTAGTTTTGAATTGCCCTACTTTAATGGGTAATAGACTTTGTTATAGTAAAGTAATAAAACAGTGTGCAGACTGTACCGACTGCGTTATAAAGCAAGTGGTAGAAATAGCAAAAGATATTATTGAAAAAGATTGTTACGAAAACTCTGATGCAAAAGCGGAGAAAATCTTACGACTATTTGATATAGAGGAGGTAAATAAATGACAGAAGAAATGATAAAAGAATGTAAAAATTGTGATGCATTAGGTATTGATTCTGAAATAGGTGTATATTATTGTTGTTTATCACACAGACAAGATGATTTGCCTAAAGAATTTACTTGCAATGATTTTACTCCTAACAAGCAACTCAAGCGCCTAGAGCAACGAGAAAAAGCACTAACTGAAATAGCAGATGATTTACAAAAGCGAAATCACAATTTAACTCTTATTAATGAACGTTTAGGGCAAGAAAACAAAGAGCTGAAAGAAGTAAAAGAACAACTAAAAAAGTGGAATGATGAAAACTTAAAACGACAAGATGATATGCAGTTGTGGATAGACCTTGCAGAAGAACAAAGAAGGAACTACCGCTCTGCATTGGAAGAAATAAGGAAGATAACAGAGGAATTATGTGAACAAAAAAGTTGCGAAGAAGATACTCACAGATATAGTTGCCATTATGAAGATACTAAAAATATTTTAGACAAAATCAACGAGGTTTTGAAATGATATACAATTCACCATTAAAAGTATTAGCTACTAAATTGAAGGGTTGGATACTCAACCTTAACCAGTATCGCAACACCCACTTCCGTACATTAAATACTGTTAAGATAAATTATAAATTATGGATGGAGAAGCAAATAAAATCTGGCCCTAAATACAATAAGATTGCCTGTATCTATACGGTATATCCAAAGGATAGGCGTAGCTTTGATTTAGGGAATGTATGCTGTATCCACCAGAAGTTTTTCGAAGATGCGTTAGTAGGGTTAGGTAAATTACCAGACGATAACTATAATAAGATACCCTTAGTAATGTATATGTTTGGTGGTATAGATAAGGATAATCCTAGGGTAAGTATAGATGCTATAGATTATTCCAAGGAAGGACTTGATAAAATTATTAATATGTTGTATAATATTAGAGAAAGCTTATAACTTATGAAAGGAGGACACTATGGCAATGAACGCTCAAGACTTATGTGCAATACAAGAATCGCTTGTAGCATACAAAAAACTATTAGACTGGTTACCTACTCTTAATGAGTTAGAGGTAGAAATGAAAGCTGATAGAATAGATGTTATTAATCATTTAGTTAAGGTATGTGGTACAGAACTAAATAGAATAAGTGAGGAGTACCGCAAGGAGGTATAAATGACTAGAGCAATTATAGATGTAGATTCTTATTTATATAAGGCAGCTTTAACTTGTAACGAGTTAATAGAAATACAAGACGGTATCTATTATGAAGCTTATAATATAAATAAAGCTAAAATATTCTTAACCGAGACTTTTAATAACTTAGCTAGTAAGTGTAACTGCGATGAGTATATCTTAGTAACAGGTGGTGTGGGTACCAACTTTAGAAATATAATTAATCCAGAGTATAAGGCTAATAGAAAGAAACAAGCTAAGCCTATAATGCTAGAAAAGGTTAGAGAGTTAGTATTTAAAACCTTCCCTACGGTATATTTCCCTTATCTTGAAGCTGATGATACTTGCAGAATATTATCTGAAGATGGCGGAGATAATGTAATAATATCTCCTGATAAAGACCTTAGGACTTTTGTAGGTAAAGTATATGATAGTTATCACGATGAGGTTAGATATATCTCACCCGTACAAGCTGAAGCTAATTTTAAAAGACAATTGCTTATAGGTGATAAGACAGATGGATATAGTGGTATACCAAAGATAGGTCCAGCTAGAGCGGATAAGTTATTAATAGATGGAATAAAGATAGACGATATTATCCAGATGTATATAGATGCCGGACTAGGTATAGAAGTATTTAAAACAGTATATAACTGTGCCAAAATATTAGGAAAGGAGGATTATAACAATGGGGTAATAACATTATACGGAGGTAAGAAGCTTGACCTTAATGCTTACAAAGGATAATTGGAGAAACTGGATAGAGTTTTTATTAGTAATTCTACCACTTACGGAGGAGCAACGTATGAAGGCTAAAGAAAAGATAGGAGAGTTTCAATGGTAGATATTGCGATGTGCAATAGGAGAGATTGTGAGCGTAAGACAACGTGCTACAGGTACCTAGCATTTCCAGATGAAATGCAAACATATCTCATAATAGATAAACCTATTATAGATAATTGTGAGTATTACTGGAAGTGTCGCAATCCTAAAGAGTTAAGAGAAATGAACAAGTTAAACGATAGTGATGAGGAGGATTAGAATGGGATTAATTAATGTAATTAAGTTAGCTAATGATTATAATAAAGCTAAGAAGTTATTAGAATCTAAAAAAGCTGATATAGAAAAGATAGCTAAGATTATAGGTTCATTGCAAGAGTATATTAATTTGTTAAAAAACTTTGTTGTAGAATTGGAAGAAAAAATATATCAAGCTAAAGAGTTGATGGGTGAACTTGCAGTTAAGTTACAAAAGAAAGGAGATAAGTAATGGAATTGACATCTAAGACTACAGCTTTAATAGAAAACCTTAAACTATATGAAGGCATGCTTAATATCTTTAATAATAAAGAGGGATGGGAGTACGCAGAAGGTAAGTTTAGCGTAGGAAACTTTAACATAGCAATAAGATATGACGATGTTCTTTATGAAATACTACTTAATTATTTAAAAGATAAAGTAAATCAAACTAAAAAGCAATTAAAAGAAGAATTAGAAAAGGAGGTTTAGTAATGACAATCCAAGACACAGAAGAATTATTCGATGAATCAGGCTGTATCCCAGTATGGGGTCATACCTCAGCTAGTGGTAAACCATACTACACATTTAAGTTAACCAACAAAGATAGCTACATTATATTCCCCTGTACTATCAACAATCCTAAGGCACCTAAGTTTCAGTTGAGAAAGACCGAGGCTAAGAAGGCAAAGGAGGAGGCGTAGCGAAAGCTACGTCTTCCTTAAAGGATGATATTATTTATTTGTTTCAGGGAAAGGAGATGGTATAATGGAAAATGAAGTAGTAATTAAAGGACCATACGAGTATAGACTTACATACGTAGATGGAGACAAAGAACGTACTCATATATTCTCAGCATTTACAACAGGAGAAGAATTAAGAAATAATTTACGACATTTCCTATTGGCTTGCGAATGGTCAGAGGGAAGTATTAATAAGATATTGAGGTTAGATGATGATGAATAACGAAATGCCAGATTTTCTAGAGCAGATAATATTTGGCAAAAAGGGTTATCCTTTTTCAGATAGTGATATTATATCTGCCTATATAGATGGTAAGATTAGTAAGGAAGAATATATAAGGAGAATGAACAATGCTAGAGGAAATAAAAGTAATTGATGGCGTAGGTAAAGACGCTGAAATAGTTGTTAATGAACAAGGTGGTAAACAATCTAAAACACCTATGGCATTACACCTTGTTGACCCACAATTCTTAAAGGATTGGGTAGGATTTTTAAACTTTAATGAGTACGACCTTGATGATATACCTACTGCTATATTGCAAATAGCTGTATTTATGGAAACATTAGATAAGACAAATATATTTAGAGCTATAACAACAATAGAAAAGGATTTAACCAAAGCTCTTATCCGCATAGCTAAGGTATTACAGTATGGTGCAGATAGATATGAACCTAATAATTGGCGACTCATTCCCCAGGAATCCCATATTAACCATGCACTTATACATCTAGTAGCTCACTTAATGGGAGATAAACAAGACGACCACTTAGACCATGCACTTTGCAGATTAATGATGGCATACGCTACTGAGAAATCAGCTAACTTTAGCTACACAGAATATATACCTACGACACTTACTATAAAGAAATCAGAAAGTAAAATGTTTCAACCGGGTAGTATATATGAAGTAACAATAAAATAATAACTCCTTATAATATTTGTATTACAAACAAAAAAATAGACGGCTAGGATTAATTTCCTGCCGTCTTTTCTTATATCCCCTTATAGTTTATCCTATTTATATATACCTAGCCCTAAATGACCTGCTAGCCACCTCTCGTTGAACATTTGAATTATAACTGGATTATAGCCTTTGCTTATACCATTGGCATTTATTCCTCAATACATTCCCTACGTTTTCCATACCATACACAGCCATACATGGGAGATTGATTATGTCTATCTTACCAGCACTTGTGGAATGGGGCAACATCTTACCCACTTCTGCGTGAGTTAATACAGTTTTGTTAGTTATTCTAATACCATACTTATTGCATAACTCGGCAGCTAACTTACATGCTGCTTCTATTTGAATTCTTTTAATAGGGTAATCTTTACTATACATTGCACATATAGCTATACCTATATTACCCGTATTACATCCCCCGCAGTGTCTAGCATATATTCCATCTTGACAGTTGATATTATCTTCCGGTTTATATTTTCCTTTATGTATCTTGCCATCACCATCCACAAGGAAGTGGTATGCCTTTAAATCTGTTTGATTTGGAGTATAAGTACCAGCTGTATGGTGGATAGTTATTCTATTTAAGCTTGTCATTATTAATATCCTAATATTTTCATATAGCGTTGTAATTTATCTAATTGCTGTTGTTGCTCTAAGCTAGGAAGTCCAATAGATTTATCGTTGCTAAAATACCTACCAGCTATTGTATTTCTTATGTCTTGTGGGTTACTACTGTAGTTACCTAATATCTGTTGTTGATATGGAGTTAGATTATATGTCGGTTGAAGACTAGGGTGATTATTTAAAAATAACCTGGTGCCCTCGTTTATTCTAATACCCTGTCTTTGTTGCGGTGTGAAATTATTATATGGATTGTGTACTACACTATTGGTATCAAAGCTTGCATAACCACCTACGTTTGGATTATTTAAAAAGAATAATCTTTCACTAAATGTTGGTTCTCTATCTGGATACATATTACCTCCTAATACCCAAGTGCTTCTAAAAATCTACCGTAATCACTATCCCAATTAATGGCATATGGTTGTCCATTATAATAAATACTTTCTATGCTAAATGTATTGTGTAGTGGTGTTTTATAAGTATCATTTAGGTGACCACGTTTATCTTTTGTAGTAAAAGACTTATTGTTATTTAACCAATATCCACGTAGGTCATAATCATAGCTAGGGTCATTAGCG